AGAAGCAGCCGGATCTATGTATTTATCGACTACTTCCTTATCATGTTGAGCAAACTTATCTTCGAGCATTTTACTACCTCCTGGTTAAAGTATCTGTCATCAAGGAGATTTCGTTCTCCATTGGTGAAAGATCTGGTTTTTCACTTTTTTCTCTTGCACCACCTGACTTGGATGGGAGTTTAGGTGGTGGTGGGTCGTCTTTCTTTTTAGTTGCTGCTTTCTGAAGGTTTAGTCGCTTACGAGCTTCATTTCCTACTTCATCCATGATCTCAGTGTATTTTTTATCTGGGTTTTTAGATGCTAGGTCTTCGAAGACTGCAGCAACTACACGTTTGAATGGTTTGAGATCTTCGTTATCAGCGTAGAATTTTTCACTTGTTTCTCTGAGTGTAGTTACTATTTCCACGTTAGCTTTGACAATGTCAGGAATTGAGAGAAGAACATGTTCACTTATGAGTTTGCGAGCATCAGTGATACCTTTGGTATAGATGTTGTTTAGTAACTTGTTAAATGAGTCTTTGTCCCTAACAATGTCTTCTGGGTCCTGATCACCTATGAAGTCCTGAGGTTCGAAAGTGAGAGAAGTTTCCTTAGGTTCTTCTTTTTTAACTTCCTCTTTCTTTTTCTCAGCCTCCTCAAGCTTGGTTCGAAGATCTAAGATTACTTTGTCTTTTTCATCAAGAGCTTCTTTATCATCAGCTAGTTTGTCATCTGATTTTACTCCATCTTCAACTACTTCAGTTTCTTTCTTTTCTTTGTCATCAGTAGGTTCTTTAACTTCATCTTCAGTTTTAGGTTCCTCAGTTTTAGGTTCTTCGATCTTACCTTCAAACGATCCAAGCATTGTTTCTATTTCGTTAGTTACGTCAGGCATTATGTCCTCCAGTTTGTTAAATTGTTAAACGATCTATTTAAGTGCAATCTGTCGTCCTATTTCCTTCCAATATCCGTGAACTGTTGAGCCATTGCCACCTATGTTGACAAGTGTTAAGATATCATTGGTCTGTGCAGCGAAAGATGAAAGTGCAGGAAGTTGGTTTAGATAGATAGCACCACCTGCGGCAAGACCATCTACAATGGATATGTTGTTGTCTTGGAAGATGAAAGTTTTCATCTGACCTTGAGTTCCACCATAGATGTTTGATATGTTGACAGCTGCATCAGCATCAACTATTACTATGTCTAGGCCGAAGTTTCCAAGATCAGTTCCTACTGTTAATGTCGTAGTTCCACCTGAGATAGTTAGATCAGTGGTTCCTACATCACCTGAACTTCCGGCTAAGAGTGAATTAATAGATATGCGGTTTTCCCTTATGTATAAAGGAAGAGCACTGACAAGTTCTACATCAGTAGGTTTAGTTGCATCTAACATTACTTTTCCTCCTTAGATTCAATGATGCTTAGGAATACTTCAGGAATTGAGAGCATGTAGTCAACAGCTTTGATTCGTCCGTTGAGGTCACCTAGGTGGAGTAAGACTGATGCGGTTGAAGGGTTGTTTTCAGCTGCATCGTCTACAATTGAACCACGCTCCATTTCGAATCCTCTCCTCCAGGAGTTTAGTTCTTGACATATATCCATCCAGAGGACTGATTGCATAAAGTCGATGATTGAGTCTTTGGTTGCTCGTATTTCGAGTGAGTCCATGTTAAGCTCCAATCGGCATTAGGTTTCCAGCTTTCAATTGTGATTGAACTTGGTCATCAGGCATTGAACGAGTTTGGATTTGATTAAGGTTTCGTCGAAAGTCATTTACGTTCTTTGCTCCGAGCTGCTGGGCGATATACATAAAGATACGAGTCACATCAAATTGTTGAGTTAGTTCAGGTGTAGTACCTATTACTTTGAATAGTTCAATCCATGATTGGCTGAAATTTCCTCCTGGAATTGAACCGTCCCTTACGAGTAGGTCGTAGTTGATTGCCATATCGTAAGGTGTTACTTTGACTCGTTCTCTACCGCCAAAGGTAGTTTTTAATTGATCTGCGTATTGGCCTACTATTTTTACATAAGTATCTTGTGACATATATTGTTGAGTATGAACAGCAAACATAGTGCCAATGTCTTGCATAAATTGAACACCAATGAGCATAGCGATACGTTGTAAGCGGCTGATCGCAGATCCACGAGTACCTTGGAATTCAGCCCCTGTTAAGCGCTCTGGTCCACCTTGACGAAGTGCACCTTGCATAGATTGATCTGCGCCCGAGATACGATCCATCCACTGAGTGATGTAGGCAGAGTCACTTATGTTTGCACGAGTTATGTCATTGACTTGGAGTTGTTGGACTACTTTATCAACTCCCCTTCCCCAAGCAGGACGACGCAAGCGGATGAGTTTACCTGGTTGTGGATCTTTGAGGTCCTCAATGTTAACCAGGTAAGGATCAACTATGAGCATGTCATTGATTGCTTTTTTTACATTTGAGATGTGAGAGTTGAAGAGGAAGTCAAGTGTATGTTGTAGACCATATAATACTTCCATTCGTCCAATAGGAGTGATTGAGTATCCATCGAACTCTGGAGATGCTACGGCCATAGGGAACATTCCGTGGTTGTGTTCAGCTTGTTCACATGCTATGATTATGTCATCAGAGGCGAGTTCGAAGTACCATTTTTCAGGTGTTTCGGAGTTAGATAGATTCCATTCCTTGGGTATTAGTTTAACATACATTCTGATGCGATCAACTGGATTTACTGTGTCAGACATTGATCTGTTGACATCAGTAGCTCCACCATGCTTGATTTGACGATCGCTTTGATCAAGTGCGAGAGTTGATTTTTTATCTTTCTTTGATCGTAGATATTTTACATTGAAGAGTGATGAATTAGGTTGAGTTTCTTCACTCAGCAAATTCATATAGTTTGTTCTATCAACCCAGCCGATGAATTCACCTTTTTGAGTATCTACACTTGACACAGATGGATCAGGAAGCCACATGTAAGGATCAATGTTGCTGAGGGCATTCCCTTCGAAGAGTAAGGATTGGACCATAGTTACCATGTTTTCTGTGCTGCTTCCAAGGTCAGATTGGGTTATGATAGATGACTTTATAGGTTTCTTACCATACCTCATTGTCCATTCTGGAATACCAACTCCTACTCCATAACATAGCGCATCACGTAAGACAGTGTGAATTGCAAGAGGGACCTTGTTCTTGATGCAATGGAGTCTGATTACAAGCTCCATTAGCATTGCACCTATTGTGTCATCATCTTCAACACCTTCGTATTGAAACATAGGATCTTGGAAGAATGCCATTGAGAGGTAAGTGAGTAAGGCTTCGAGCATTGAGTATGTGTATGGGAATACTACAGTTATGGGTTTAGTTGGATCTTTTAGTTTGATCTCGTCTTCTTTTACAGATTTCGTTTCAGATAGATCTATATATGTTGTTAGTGATCTATCTATTTCACGCCAAGAGGAGAAACGTTTAGATATTTCATTACGTGATTCTCTAGCCCGTTGCCAGATTTTGTCACGAAGTGTGTTGTGAAAGTCACTTCCTGGTTTGAGATTGAGACCGTTAGGATAGTTATAGTTATGAGTCTGTTTACTATAAATATCGTCTTTCCAGGATGATGGTTCACCTTTTACTATATAGGGCATTATGCAGTCCTTAGCCAGATGTAAGCTACGTAGAATGGAGGTAAGTGGCTTACACTTGCAGTGTTGAAAGATGCAGGATCTGTGTCGTGAGTATGGTTGGAAGTGGCCACGTTAACAGTTGTTATGTCAAGGTTTGCGTCTACGGCTACAGCTGCGCTTGGTGCAGAGGAAGTGGTATTGGGGACATCTATTGCATGATGATGAGTTTTAGCTCCGCCAGATGTACTTACAGTTCCAAAGTCAGCATCACCAGCTTTGTAACCAGCTATGAATTTTCCCTCTACTGCTGCCCAAGTACCACCAAAGATAGTTCCTGGATCAGTTGGGTCTATGGAGATGTAGAAGGAACCTATTGGAAGCATTAGGTCTAGAGGGTCAACTAGTCTTACTAAGTAATTGTCATCAACAGGTGCACCTATACATTCTATGGGATCCTCTACCGTGATGGACTTGTTGAAGTCACCATCATCGTAGCCTGTTACGTCTTCCATTGATCCTATTCGTATGTATCTATCGACCATTTGATTTTGTCCAATTCGTTTAATTTTTAAACGATCTATAGTCCAAGTAATTTACTGTTTACAGCTTTTTCTAATTTATCAACTACACGAGTTAGTTCACCTATTTTTTCAAGAACCATTTTGAAACAACCTTCACGTCTTTCACTACAGATAGATTCACCTACTTTGTTTTTAGCTCCTAGGTATTTTCCAAGTATTCCTGAGAATATAGCAATTAGAATTGCAATTAGAACATGTTCTATAGTGGTCACTGTAGGTACCTCCAATTTTCAACTGGCTTCTCGTAATCGAGTTCACGAAACTCAGCTTCAATGTCATTGATGTCTTCGTTAGGACTGAAGTAACGTTCACCAAGTTCGAGCATTTCAATGATGTAGGCAGCTGCATCCATTATGTCCCAGAGGGCAGAGCGTGGAAACATTAGTAGTTGTTGTTCGAGTTTCTTGATGCCTACACAAGATGCATTGTGATAGATGTAACCACCGCGGTAGTAGGGTACTAGTTCACGAATACGTTTTACTTTGCCTTTTTCGTTACCTCCACCACCACGAGCTTTGAGCCAGATGAGTTCGAAGAACTTACCACGTCGAAACATTTCGTTTTTGATAGGTTGTTTGATAAACTCGGCAAGTCCTGTTTCTTCGATACCTATTACTTTTGCGTCTAAGCGTATTCCCATTCCGAATAAAGCATCGTAGATTTCATCTGGATACATTCGTTCGTGGATGATGTCTCTGAAAAATAACTTGGCACTTACAAGATCAATTCCTATTCCAATGATGGCTGATTCAGCGGATTGGATCTTTACTGTTTTAGCTGGATCGAGAATTACTACAGTTTCGATGTTTTTGTTTTGCTGGAGTTCAACATCGAGTAAGTTTAAGTCGTTTTCATTCTTGTGTGTGTCGTAAGGTAGGTTGTAATATCTGAAGTATTCTGATCTGAACGATGAATCCTTGGTTGAGATTGGGAGGTTACGTAGTTCACGGAAGAATACATCAGATTGGCCAGCCGCTACGTGTTGGTCCCATTCCTTTTGGACATCTTCGTTAGACATAAAGTCAGGTGCAGATGATTGGAAGTTGTCATCGCAAGCTTCGAGACGCACTGAATCCCACTCAGGAGAATCAAGTAGCTTTTGTAATACAGAATCTTCATGTTTAAGAGTGTCAATGTAGACAATTTTCCAAGTTTTCGCATTTGGGCCTATTCGTGGGACAGATTTGATAACGTCAGCATAGAGCCATTCGAATTGCTTTTTGCGGTAGTCCTCATTTTCGATCTGTTCAGGATCTTCGAGGTCATCTATTACTATTAAACCAGGTCGATCATTTTTGAATAAGACACCTCGGACCTGTTGACCTGAGCCACGAGGCCAGACTAGCGTGTCGTAAGCGACCCAAGCTTTCTTG